TCCTTTACCTGTAATCGAACCAGAGCCTACTAATTTAAGCTCAGGATCTTTAGTTTCTAAGTCAATAGATATTTCTTCATACTGTGATAGATCTGGAAAAGATTCTGGTGGTACCCATTCTGTTTGTGGTGTGAATACCGGTTTCTGTATCATGAGTAATCCCTCTCTAGTATCATTTCTAAATAGTGTATTGCTTTTTTTATATCTTGCTCCTTTCCTTTTGACTGATGCCTACAGATATATTTTATAGCATTGCCCTCTGCAAAAAGCAACTTGTTCTCATTTATGAACTCTGCCGGTTGAATTTTCATTTTTCGGTAGTGTTTACCACCGACTTGATCTTCTAATGAATTGTAGGTTGTTGATTTAAATAAATCTTTGTCTGTCATATATTGTATCCTTTATATTCTTGTTTTGGTGATATGATGTGTAAATGTTCCTTGGTCCGTGTTGCACCAACATAGAACAATCTATTTTCATCGTCTGCATTTCTTTCATATGCCTTCATTGTATTTTCACTTAAATCAGTTAATAACACAACGTTTTCTGATTCACCACCTTTAGCTCCATGTATCGTTGATAATGTAATTCTAGGAGGTTCGTTAAGTTTCTCTCCATTCTTTCGCATCTTTCTTAAATAATTTACATCTCGATTTGGAGCATCATCAAACGCCTCAAACCAAGGTGTATCTACTTTTAATCCATAGTCTTGTTTTAGTATGTTAATATCGTATGAACTATCTTTTAACATACCTTTTAGTTTTGTTTTGTCTGTATTATCTTTCATGTAACCATATATTCGTTCTACTTCTTTGTATGCGAGAGGTTGACCTTTACGTAAATTTTCCCAATCTTGTGCAGCATAATGTAATTCTTGTTCTTTTGTTTTTTTAAATTTATTTACATAGTATCTACCGTCTCTATATAAACTTTCCTCTAAATCATTTAACATATATTTAGTTCTAGCTAATACTAACCACTCTCCTGATGTCATATCTATTTGTTCAAAGTCATCATATTTTGATAAAGATCCTTGGTGTAATTTAGGACTCCATGTTTTATCTATTCGGTGTTTAACTTTATTAATTATATTCATTGCAACATTATGCACCTTAGCGGGTATTCTATGTGATTGTGTAAGAGGCATCATTAAACCTTTTTGTGCAATAAAAGAATCTACATCTGCACCTGCCCATCTAAATATTGCTTGATCATCATCTCCTGCAATAAAAGAATCTGCTGTTTTATCCCAAATACTTTTTGCCATATCCCATTGCATTAACGATAGATCTTGTGCTTCATCAATAAATACTACATCAAATTTAGGAGACTCATCTGATTTTATAAAGTTTAAAATCATGTCATTAAAATCAATAAGTTTATATTCTTTTTTATATCTCTCTATTTCATTTGCTATAATACGTAACTTATCTCTCTCAAGATCACTATTATGTTCTGCTAAATCAAACTGTTGTTCTGCTGTAATATTTCGTAACTTTGCGAGATTAATTATTCTTAAATACTCACTATCTGATGTAAAAATACCACCATGATCATCTTCAAATTTTGCATAATTAACTGGGAAACCTAATTTTTTACCAAGGTCTACATAATGTCTACGTTGCATTACATCTTCTTTTTTAATACCAAGTTTTCTAAAAGCTAATGAATGTAGCGTTCTAAAATATGGAAGATCATCTTCTGTTAAATTAAATTTTTTTATAGCCCTATCTCTTGCTTCATATGCAGCTTTCTGTGTAAAAGCAAAGTAACCAACTTTATCAGGATCTGTTTTTTTTAAATAAGTATCTACTTTGTTTAATAAAGTTGT